GGGAGCGCATGGTCTGCTGGAACCAGGAGTTCGATGCCGCTCAGTACCAGTTCCTGCTGAGCTGCACCAACGCCAACGGCGCCAACCGCAACAACACGTTTCGCAACGTGACGTTCGAGCAGGCCTGCGGAGGCGCGGTCAGGGTCGACTCCTGCACGGGCACGCTGATCGAGGGTTGCTACTCCTGGGACACTCCCGCCCTGTCCATCCAGAATGCGCTCTTCGCCGTCACGAAGAACGCGGCGAACTCGCTGGTCCCGCGCAACACCGTGATCCGCTCCAGCGGGCGAGTGGGAGAGGGCCTGGCGGCAGGCGTCTATGACATCTCCCTGTCCTCCACCGCTCTTCAAACCAGCCTCGACAACGTCCAAGGCTCCACCACGACCCCGGTCAAAATGAACCTGGGCGGAGCGGTCGGCGTATGGCTGAACAACGTACAAATCAGCGCGACTATCGACGGTGTTACGGCAGCGAACTACGCGTACGTGCAACGAGGTCAGTTCGTCGCGCAGCCGATATCCACGGCTGACGCCTTCTCGGCCACCATGCTGGATACCACAGGAGCCCGAGGAGCGCTCCGGGGAACGGGACAGAACTCATCGCAGCGCCTGTCGACCGGACTGGTCTCCGGAGACGCGAACTCCCGCGTGGTCGACTACGTGGATGGCAAGCGTGAGTACGGCGACGGCACCAATACCCGGGACACCAACCTCCGCCGCTCGGCCACGGGAGTGTTGAGTACCGACCAGACCTTCTCAGCGGCCACGGGGCTCCAGGTAGGTGCGGTGACCCCAGACTTCGGCGGTGGCGCGGGTGTCCTGGGCCTGAAGAACGCTGCCACGGTACCAACGTCCAACCCGACCAACGGCGTGATCCCTTACGCCGAGAACGGTGTGATGAAGGTCCGGCAATCGGACGGCACAGTGGGTGTCGTCCAGCCGCCCAGCAACACCTTCGGACCTGCCGACCACGGAATGGTCGCCTGGACGATGGACCCCGGAGTCACGAGCGCCAACGGAACCACTCTGTCGCAGGGGTTCATCTACATGCTTCAGGTCGTCCTCCGGCAGTCTGTGACCATCAGCAAGATCAATGTGGTGCTCGGAGCGGCCGGAGCCACCCTGACCGCGAACCAGTGCCTGGCCGGTCTATACGACAGTTCAGGCAACCGCGTCGCAATATCCGCCGACCAGTCCACGACCTGGAATACGGCCGGAAACAAAACGATGAACCTGACTTCGTCCTACACGGCCGCACCGGGGAAGTATTACGTCGCGTTGCTTTTCAACGGGACGACGTCTCCGACTTTCGCGTGCGGCAGCACCCTGGGTGCCGCCTTTACCCCGGGCAACGCGAACCTGTCCGCCGGATCGTATCGGTGGTGCCGCAGCGCTTCAGGTCAGACCGCCCTTCCTGCGAGTGTTGTCCTTTCTGGATACACGCCGGACGCGAACAACGTCTATGCGGGCGTCGGATAAGCCCGCAGGTTAACAACCCATTCCGTAATCCTCCTACGCTTGAGGGTGTTCCCTCGATATCGGAAGAGGATTACGGAATGGCTGGAAATCTCGCACCCGACCCGCAGTTCCAGGAGCGCGTCGGCACCGTCTATGAGCGCAAGGTCGCCGGCAACGCTTCCCGGCGCGGTCCTCTCAGGTTCGAGGAAGGTGTCGCAACCGACACTGACGTGCCGAACGAGTTCACCAAGGGCGTCATGCAGGGGTACATCACTGCCCCGGGCCGGCCGAATCACAACGCGAACGTCTACGAGAAGTCGCCGGCCGAGACCATGGCAGAGCGCGTTCACGTCGGCTCCGCTTCGTGGGTCGAGGCTCCGACCTATCTCGGTGAGTTCTCGCACGGCTCGTTCTCCGACTACGCGGCGGTCTCCTACGAGGAGGTCGTTCGTAACGGCAGCCGCTACGAGCGGCTTTCCCCGGCGGTAGTGGACGACTGATCCATGGTCGCTTTCCACGATCGCCGGCGGTCACCGAAGGCGTCCGTTGATGAGGTGCTTCCCAAGCTGCCTCTCTCCAAGGGGGAGACAGTCGGGAAGCGCCTGATCAATGAGCGTTATCTGGTGCGCGGCATTCCTGTAGAGGCCGAAGACGGCTCCAAGACCCGTCAGTACCTGCTGCATGAAGTCCTGCCCAACGGCAGCGTCGTGCAGCGCGGCGAGGAGCCCTTCGAGAGCCGCCGGGCGGCGAAGAAGACCGCCCGTTCCCTCGCGCCCACGCGCATCATCGACATTTAGCCGGAGTCACTTCCCAAGAGCGGTGCAATCTCTTTCGCCAGCCCCAGCATGCAGGCTTCGGGATCGGGCCTCAGTGTGTCCATCTCGCCCCTCGGCCTGGTCGAATTGGCTGACGAGGAGTTTGAGGTGCATGGGCCTCGCCTCAACCGGTACAGCCAGAACTTTGCATACTACCTGGGTCACCACTGGGGGTACCGTCGCGAGGCGGGAGAAGCGCAGATCACGTTCAACTACGTGAAGGCCTTCGCCGACTACATCAACAATTTCACCTTCGGGCGTGGAGTTCACTTCAGGTCCGTCAAGCAGTATGAGCACATCATCCCGGGCCTTTTGAAGAGGGCTTGGGAGGTCGACAACCGCAAGGAACAGCTCCTCTGGGAGATGGGCCAGCAGGGCGGTGTCAGCGGAGACTGCTTCGTCAAGGTCGCGTACGAGCCTGCATTCGAAGACAGCACGGGACAGCCACACGCAGGGCGCGTTCGCATCCTTCCCCTCAACTCCTCCTTCTGCTTTCCGGAGTGGCACCCCCACGACCGCGACCGCCTGATTCGGTTCAAGCTCAAGTACCGCTTTTGGGCTACCGGTGAAGACGGGACGCGTTCGGTATACACGTATGTGGAAGTCCTCACGGACGACACCATCGAGGAGTATCTGAATGACGAGTTGATCGACTCCCGGCCGAACCCGCTGGGTGTCATCCCCGTCGTTCACGTCGCCAATTCTCAGGTCTCCGGTTCTCCGTGGGGGCTGTCGGATATCGCCGACATCATCTCGCTGAACCGTGAGTACAACGAGAAGGCCACGGACATCAGCGACATCATCAATTACCACGCGGCCCCCGTGACCATCATCACGGGCGCGAAAGCGAGCAACCTGGAGAAGGGCCCCCGCAAGGTGTGGGGCGGTCTTCCCAAGGACGCCCAAGTGTTCAATTTGGAGAATGGCGTCGACATCCAGGGCCCGCTTTCCTACCTGGAGATGATCAAGCGGTCCATGCACGAACTCACGGGCGTTCCGGAAACGGCGCTCGGACAGATGCAGCCCGCGTCGAATACGTCCGGTGTGGCCCTGGCCATCATGTACCGGCCGATGATGTCCCGCTACGACCAGAAGAAGATGCAGTACTCCGTGGGTCTCCAGAAGATCAACGAACTCATCCTCAAAACGCTGTTCACCTTCGAGCCCGAGACGCGGCTTTACGACCCGTCCACCGAAGGGATCATGAAGGACGACCAGCCGCCGATGGTCGATGTTCTCGACCCCATGGCCTACTTCACCGAGTGTGAATGGCCGGCACCTCTCCCCGTCGACACCCTCATCAAGTTGAACGAGATCCAGGCCAAGATGAGTATGGGCCTTGAGTCCATGCGCGGAGCACTCCACGACCTCGGCGAGGAGTTCCCCGACGAGAAGGTCCGGGAGATATTCGAGGAGCAGGTCGAGGACGCCAAACAGCAGGGCGCTCTGCGAATGCTAAAGGCGCAGATCGATTCGACTATTCTGCAACTGACGGGAATGCCGCCTGAAGGGGCGGAGGCGCCTGCACCCCAGACTGATGCAGACGGAAACCCCGTTGGTGCCCAGCCTGGTGGTCCGAATCCGGTGACGCTTCCCGGTGGTGTCGAACTCGGCAACATCACAGCGCCTGAGATTCAGAAGATGACTAACGAAATCGTGACACAGGCATACGGCCCGAGATCTGGGCTTCGCCGCGACCCGGACAACAGCACCGACTAGGAGTTCGTCTCTCATGACGCTTAATACCCAGGGCATCTCGATGCCCGCACGAACGCTGCTCGGCCACCGCAAGAACGGTTCCCCGATCTACAACATCGCGGGTGGCGCTCCGCAGCCCGGTGAGACCGACGGGGCCGGCGAGCCGGTCGTCGTCGTCCCGGCTGCTGTCGTCGAGCCCCCGGCCCCTGCGCCGGCCGAGGTGCGGTTCACCGCCGAGGACATCCAGAAGGCCCGGTCCGAGGAGAAGGACAAGCTCTACAAGCGCCTTCAGACCGTCGAGGACCAGAACAAGCAGTTCCTCGCCGAGATCGAGGCGCAGCGCAAGGCCCGTGAGGACGCCCAGGCCGAGGAGGAGCGCAAGCGCCAGGAGGCTGCGGCCCAGGCGAAGCGTCAGGCGGAGGACGAACTGTCCGCCAAGGACCTCTTCGCGGTCAAGGAGCAGGAGTGGAACACCCGCTTCGAGCAGATCGAGCGCGAGCGCGAGCAGGAGCGCACCCTGTTCGCCAAGGAGCAGGAGTTCAACAACCTCCAGACGTACATTCAGCGTCGCGTCGGTGAAGAGACCAACGAGATCGCTCCCGAACTTCTCGACTTCGTCGGCGGTAATTCGCCGGAGGAGGTCGAAGCCTCTATCGCTACAGTCAAGGCGAAGACCCAGGCTATTCTGGAATCGGTCCAGCAGGCCGCTATTCAGCAGCGTGCTTCCATGCGCGGTGTGAGCCCCACGGGCTATTCCACCACGGGACCAATGGACACCGATCCGGGCACTAAGTCGTACTCCCTTTCTGACCTCCGCGATATGCCGATGTCGGAGTACGCCAAGATTCGGGGCCAGTTGGGCGTCGGTCAGGCAGCCCAGAACCAGCGTGGACTGTACTCGTAATTCGGTCGAGTACCCGTAACTAAGGAAATCCAAGTATGCCAAGCGCGATCACTGGTACCCCGAACTTGTCGGCCTCCCCGACGAACTACTCGGGCGCCAACAGCACTCTCGGTGCGGCCATTCAGACCATCTGGAGCAAGGAAATCCTGTTCCAGTCGATGCCGATTCTTCGGTTCGAACAGTTCGCTGTGAAGAAGACGGAGTTGGGCGTGCAGCCTGGCTTGACGATCAACTTCATGCGTTACAACAACCTGGGCGCGGCCAGCCAGTTGGTCGAAGGCGTCCGGATGCAGACCAACGCCCTTTCGGCCTCGCAGTTCTCCATCACCGTCGCCGAGCACGGCTACGCCGTCGCCGTTTCCGAGTTGCTTTTGAACGCGTCTTTCGACGACGTCATGGCCTCGGCCTCCCGCCTTTTGGGGAGGAATATGGCTCTCTACCTCGACCAGTCAGCCCGAGACACCCTGCTCCAGGCCTCCTCGAAGATCTGGGGCTACAACAAGTACGCCACGGCTTCCGCGATGAGCGGCATGGGCGTCTACGGCGCCGGCACCGCGGCCACTTCCACCGACGGCCTGGATGGCACCTACCACTTCACTTCCGCGCTCGTTAAGGACGCGGTCGAGACGTTGGCCACGAAGAATGTCCCGCGCCTCGGCGAGACCTACGTGGCATTCATCCACCCGCACCAGTCGCGCAAGCTGCGTGATGATCCCGAGTTCATTGAGGTCACCAAGTACGCCGCCCCCGGGAATTTCCTCCTGGGTGAGATAGGCAGGCTCAATGACGTGGTGTTTGTAGAGACCACGCAGGTCAAGCAGGTCACCAATGCGGGAGGCAAGACTGTTTACCAGTCGATCTTCCTGGGCGACAATGCCTTCGGCCACGCGATCTCCCTCCCGGTCGAATTGCGCGACGGCGGCATCCTCGACTTCGGACGAGAGCACGCGCTCGCCTGGTACGCGATCTGGGGCCTCGGTCTCATCACCGACCAGGCCGTTCTGATCGCGGAGACCAACTAATTCTTCGGCCCGTTCCGACGGCTTAGTTGGTAGTCGCGCTCACGCGATCCTGACGGTTAGGGGAGCGGATTCTGGATTACCAGAACCGCTCCCCTTCCTCGTTAAAGTAGTACCGCTTCACATACCTGAGACGCACCCGGAGAAAAACATGCCTGCACGTAATGTCGCCCGCCCCGGTGATCTGACCGGTCGCACCAAGGCCACGCTCGCCAAGGAGCACGCCGAGGAACTGAAGGCCCGCGAGAGCGAGATCTCGCTCATGAACGCTGCCGCTGCCGCCGAGCGCGACGAGACCGTCCACGAGGTCAAGCCCCGCCAGCCCGAGCCGGTCGTGGACACCGTCGTCGAGGTCGCCGACACCATCGAGGTCGAGACCCCGATGCGGGAGTTCCGCGTCAACACCTCGCTGGAGAACATGACCTACGGCCAGGGCAACCACTACGACTTCGAAGAGGGCGTCCGCTACAAGGCGCCGAAGGCCCTGTACGACCACCTCGACTCGCTGGGCTACATCTGGCACTGAGGTCGTTAGGAGACCTGACCAATGACTACTCCCGCCCCCTCGCCCCAGCAGGGTGAGGTGTACGTGCTGGAGAACGCCGAGGGCCACGGGGCCGGACTGGGACACCTCCCTACCGGCTCCGCGGTCACCGTGGTCGACGTACACCCGGCTGGCACGGCCGGCGTCGGCCACGCCGGTGAGGACTCCGTCCTCCTCTCGCACGAATTCGACACCCACGTCATCACCGACGAGGGCAACCACGCGCCGGGCAAGGCGGTCCGGCACCTCTCGCTGCACGTGTCCGACTTCCTGCGCATGTACAAGAAGGTCGACCCGACGACCAAGAAGGTGGACTGATGGCCGGCACGAACGCCACCTGGGCCGGCAACGCCCTGGATTTCCTGACCGGCCGGGCCGTGGCCTACACCGCCCCGCGCTCGACGTACCTGGCGCTGCTGCTCGCGGACCCGACGTCGGCCGCCGGTGACGGCACCTACGACATCACCACCATGTCCGAGGTGACCACGCCCGGGTACGCGCGCCAGCAGGTCGTCTGGACCGCTCCGTCCGGCTCGCCCATGACGACGGCGAACAATGCTCTGCTGTTCTACGGCCCCTTCACCGCGGACATGACGGCCCCCGCACAGTTCGCTGCGCTGGTCACCTCGGCGTCCGGTACGACGGGCCAAGTCATCTACGCCTGGCCGATCGACGATCCGCTTCAGGCCGCCACGAACGAGAGCCTTCAGGTTGCTGCGGGCGCTCTCACCCTGAACGCCTGATTGGAGTCGCGGAATGGCCACTCTTGAGGAGCTGCGGACGCGGGTGCGTTCCGAGCTGGGCGACCGGCTCATCCCGTTCCGCGACACCATCCGGGGGACGGGAGACGTCGCCGAGTACGAGCTGAGCGCGAACAACGTGACCGGCCTCGAAGTCGTTCAGGTCGCCGGCGCCACACAGACGGTGCTTAATACCGGCCAGGACTACGTCCTGGACTCCTTGAACGGCATCCTCACGCTCACGGCCCCGCTCGGCCTGGACGCGCTGCTTCTCGTGGCCGGCCACTCCTTCTCGCTGTTCGCCGACGACGAGTTGGACATGTACCTGGGCGACGCGTTCGCCCAGCACAACCGGGGCCGTACGATCTCCGTCCGGTACAAGGACGACGACGGTTTCATCCGGTACACGGAGGAGCCCGTCGACTTCGCGACCCTCCCGCCGGAGGAGGACATCATGGTTGTCATCCTGGCGGTGGTCGAGGCGATGTGGGCGCTGTCCACGGACGCGGCCACCGACATCAACGTGCAGACGGCGGACGGTACTTCCATCGACCGGGGCCAGCGGTTCGCGCAGATCCAGACCCAGATCAACATGCTGAACGACCGCTACAAGATGCTGTGCGAGAAGTTGGGTGTGGGCCTGTACTCGATCGAGGTCACGAACCTGCGCCGGGTCTCCCGTACGACCGGCCGGCTCGTGCCGCTGTTCCGCGAGCGCGAGTACGACGACCACGCCCTGCCGCAGCGGATCCTCCCGCCCATCGGTCCCGGTCACCAGAACGACGACGAGTCCGGCGTCCCCTCCAGCTCCTTCGGGTCCTGGGGGTACTGACGATGGGTCGACTCGACTGGAAGCGCAGCGGCCGGTTCAATGCGAACTACGAGACGACCGAGATCATGGCGTCCCTGCGGGGGCGCCAGCACGAGGTCGGCGAGAGCGTGCAGTACTACCGCTACTCCCACACGGACCCGGCCGGCGAGGACCTGTACGACGAGGCGACCGGGCAGGGGAAGGTCTACGCCGGTCCGTACCGGATCCCCGCCCTGCACGTCATACACAGCCAGGGCGCGGCGCAGGACACTCCGCAGGGCCTGTACTCGGTGGACAACCTCTCCATCACCGCGAGTTTCGACGCGCTGCGGAGGTTGGGGTTCACCGACCAGGACATCGATCACGACAAATACCTCACGGACCGTCTCGTCTATGACGATGCGGTTTTCCGGGTGACGTCCATTGCGGTTCTCGGTCAGATCCAGAA